GGTTAAAAAACGGAGTGTACATCGGCCCAGTGCCGAGAAAGGGGTGAAGACGATGCAGTTATACGAAATTCAAGACGCAATTTCTAGTTGTGAAGATGAGATGCAAAATCTAGCGGCTGCGTGGGATTTAGCAGAAGGCGAAGCAAAAGACGAAATTTATAACAAGATTCTTGACTTGGAATACGAGATTGATGAGCTGTTAGCTTTAGAGGCAGAGTTTGTTTAGGAGAAATTATGCCTTTCCGGTCAGCTAAACAACGACGATTTATGTGGTTAAAACACCCCAAAATTGCTCGCCGTTGGACAAAAAAGTATGGAAGTAAAATTCAGCCAAAGAAAAAGCGGAGAAAGAAGTAATAAGTAGGTTTTCAATAGGGGGGATAATGGCACTATTTAAACAGATTTCATATCACGAGTGGCGTCGGATTTCCGACACACTACCGGTGAAGGGTTTCAACTTCGATATGCAGGGTACGCCGAAGGGATATGTTAGCTACGACTATGAGATGAACTGGGCTATTTATTTTGTCCCTGACCCCGACGCCGAACGGTTATGTCGGTTGGGGCAAGTGGTGCTGGATAAGGTTAGATTGGGCCTTTTTGTAGATTTGTGCCGTGACTTTCCAGAACAGTCAGCGATTAGTCTGCTGGAACAAGTGTTCCCAGAAGCGGTAGCCGCAGCTCAGAAGGGGGGACAGTGACACTCACTGAGCGGATGGCAAAGTTAGGATGGGCAGTATTGCCGCATCTTGTTGCAGTACTCACCACTATGGAGTTATACTGTCCCAATCAACTTGCGGACGAGGTGGAGGAACTGTGGGAGGCTTTAGCGCAAGCAGTACCCAACAGCAGTGTGGCTCAATTCCTTAAGGAGAATAAAGATGCCTAGGTGTATGCTTTGTGGAAAAGGGGCTTCAGCAAAGGATTTATGGGGTTCTGATATACGTATTGTTTGCTGTGAAGAGTGTTACGTTAAAGCGGACACTGATATAGTTGTAGGGGACGCCCGTGTTGGGGCGGCGGTGCGGCGGGCACTGGCAGAGTATCAGACTGCGCCAGTTAGCATTACGGCCTTGCGCTATTGGGCAAAAGGACTGCGTAATGCTCGTAAACCTCTGGCTGCTTACATCTTAGAGGCTATAGCCCAAGCCTTTGAGAGTGAAGCTGACCGCAAGAAAGAACGTACAACGCGCTAATGTACCGCCCCTTTAGGGGGGCATAGGAAGGGGGATGTCTAGAAGTGGATTAAACGGAATCGGACATATTCCGTTTGCGCCGGATACTCCGTATCATAGAGAGGTTTGTAAATATCTTGGGTACCGCGTTCCGACTAAAGTAGAATTTTGGCGACAGTGGGGCTATCGCCCCCTGTCTCATATTATTGAAATGCACAAGAGTCGAGCCACCCACCGGATTTTAGCGGGTGGGAACCGAGGCGGAAAAACTTACGGGGCCGCCTACGAAGTAGCTCCATATCTATTTTGGTATGACACGACTGGTTGGATAGTGAGTAGAACGTATGACGTTGCTGACCAGTTACGCCAGGAGATACAAGGGATTCTTACAGATAAGGCGGGGTTGATTAAAGGTACGCGGGCCACACATCTGTCTCAGGGAGAGTTTCATTGGTCAGCTAAAAGCCACTTATTGACAATGTGGACAGGTTCTACTCTTGCATTGAAATCCGCCGAATCTCCTGACAGTATGCACGCAGTTCCCGTAGATTATCATATCATTGACGAGGCGGCGTTATTTCCATTTTTGTACTACGATACTCGATTAGTTCCGCGATTGGTTGATAGTGGAGGTTGGATTCTTGGGGTCGGCACTTTTGAGTTTCTTCAGGGCGAGTGGTTTGAGGAGTATTTTGATATTGGACAAGGGCCAAACGATTTGGACATCGTGTCTTTTATGTTACCTACGCCCGATAATTTTCATGTGTATTACAGTCGAGGGGGTGAAACTCCTGAGCAGGTAGCTCAGATGTATCACACAAATTGGCGTAATCTAGTTAAGACAAACCCAGGCGTGGATTGGCCGTTGGTTTCAGGCGTTCAGGTAATAATTTACAATATTGATTTGGCTTGGCTAGAAAAAGAAAGAAAACGAATTGACCCACGCACATATAAAGCACGGTACTTAGCACAATCGGTAGGTAGTCAATTTCAAGTTTTTTCTGCTTATAAAGTAAGTAAATTTGTTAATGCAAAGATGGCCGAGTTTGACCCCGATTTACCAGTTTATTTGGCTATTGACCCTGGTAGTACGTATGCGGTTGGTGTAATACAGTTGAAGTCGGCAGAGGTTACTGGTGTTCCAATCCGCAATAACCTATGTAAATATCATGTTTGTCTTATTGATGAGATTTATGTACAGCAGACAATTACCACAGAAGAAATTTATAACAAGGCAAAAGAACGAGAGTGGTTTAAGAAGCTATATCGGCACGAGTGGGAAGATTCAATGGTTGGGGCGATAGACGTAATGGCTCCGGAAATCGCACGGACGTGGCAACTGAAAGCGAGAACAGATGGCTTTGAGTCCTTTCGTTTGCGGAAAAAGAAAGTTAATATTGTTCCAGGGAATATGACACTTCAACACTATTTAGATACAGAGACGCTGTGGATACATCCTCGATGTCGCTGGTTTTCGACGGAGATGAAAAGGTATCACTATCGGAATCTTTCGCCAGCACAAATGGAGGCGAGCGACCCGCGAGCGAAAGATAAGCCTGTGGACGAATGGAACCATCTTATTAAAGCCCTAATCTATTTCCTCGTGATTAAGTTTGGATACTACGGTCGAAGCGCGGCACCGGCTGCGGTTTCAAAAGCGGACATACAAAAGGCAATAACTAGGCGAGAACGCGAAGCGGCTTATGCACGGAGGTATTAGTGACAAAGAAATTATCACTGGGTGAGTTGGCTAATAAACTTAAAGCCTTGGAAAAACACTATGCCCAAAGAAATAAAAACATAGAGTTTTGGCGTGCTTTGTATTTTAAGTTAGAAAAGGTTTATTTTGCGAACAAAGACGGTAAGGTACCAAAACAAGAGGATGATGAGATTCGTTTGGTTATGCCTGTTGCGATGACCACAGTCAACTCATTTAACGAACTTCTATTGACGAAAGCACCCGCAATCACTGTTCCTAGAAGTAATGTTCAGCCAGAGATTGGGGATGTTGCCGAACACAATGAAAAAGCACTACATGCTACGTGGGCTGCGGCCCGAATCCATCATCAAGTTGTAGATGCTAATTGGTTTGGTTTGGTGGACGGTTGGGGCGTGCTACAAATTATATGGGATAAAGATGCAGATTTGGCAACAGGCGAATGTCCTATTGTTATCTTTCCTCGTAATCCCAAAAACATTTATGCACTGCCTGGTAAGCGGCCTAACTCTTGGAAATATGTGATTAATGCGTATCCGACGTTAGTTGGTACAGTACGAGAGGATTGGTCGGGTAGTTTAGATAAACGTAATAACCAGCTTAAAGAAACTCAAGTAGCTTTGGATGGTTTGAAAGACACAGATACTATAACTTATATTGAATATTGGGATGATAAAATTCACGCGGTAGCGTTTAATATTTTGTCAAAGCGCGGCAAACAAAACACGATTCCAATGTACTGGTTAAAGCGCCCGCAAAACCATAATTATGGGTTTCTTCCTTGGGAAATCTATTTTCCATGTTCTTTGCCGTTTCGGACAGTTGGCGCACGCATGGGCGTATCTATTCTTCATGCCGTAGAGAGTTTGGTTATCTATTTTACTAAACTGGTTTCTCGTCGTGGAACACACTTGGAAAGACACCTTGACCCGCCACTGAAAACCAAAACGGAAGCTGGAAGAGATTTTGAACTTATTCGGACTCATGCTGGAATGCAGCTTCTTTTGGGGATAGATGAAGACGCCGAATATCTAGTGAATCCTGGCCCAACTCCGCAATTGGATATGCAAATTCAGTTGTTGTTAGGGATGATGGAACGTTGTACACTACCTGCGGTTCTTCAGGGACAGTACGTAGGCGCGATTTCGGGTATTGCAATGAGTTTATTGCGAAACCCAACTCTGATGAAAATAGCGTTTAAGCAAGAGGCATTGGAAAACGTACTTGTTTCTTTGAACAGCAAAATCCTTAGACTCTATGAAGGGTTTTTGCGAAAACCTTGGTATATTTGGGGTAGCGATTCGCGGGGTGCGCCAATGGACACAGTTATTGACCCCACGATGATTAAGGGATACTATCGAAATGATGTGAAACTTTCAGCTTCATTGCCAACGGACGATGCGAACACTGTGAATATGATTGCTACGTTGGTGCAACTACGGCTGCTTAGTAGGCAAACTGGACTTGATGTGTTGCAGCAGATGCTTCACGAACTATTGCCACAGTCTGTTACTGATGAGACGAAACGAATTTTAGCAGAGGCAATTTTGGACAACCCAGTTATTATGCAAGGCTTGGCTATGAAGGCCGCGCAAGAGGGCGGATTGCCAATTCCTTTAGAAATGCCTGGACAACCGCAGCGGCCAACTGGCCCACAGGGGCCACGTGAGGTTACACAGCCTGCACAAACACTTGCGCCGCAAACGCCTGGAATGCCAGGTGGAAATGTGCAACCAAACATTAATCAGCGATTACAGGAACTAAAACAGGGTATGCCTGGTCGAGTAGAAGAGGAAATTGAGTAATGGACTCAAATAGTACAACTGCTGCTATTGGGTTAGCGCAACAACACATGGCAAGTGCTATGGAATTAGCGGTGAAAACGTTGAGTGGGGCTGCGCCTAAGCAGCAGCGTTTGAGTAGGAAAGCTCAAGTAGAAATGTATTTACGGATGTCACCTGAAAACCACCAACAGTTACGTGATGCTGTTGGAGATACTGAATACAAGCATTATGAAGACGCTATGAGACGATTTATAGCGCAGGGATATTAAGTATGCCAATACCAGAAGCGCCTTGGTTGATTGATTCAGAACCACCAGCACCACCGAGTACTCCAAGCCCAGGACGGGGCGCACCGCCGCGCCCACGTCCGCTTCCAGGATGGGGCGGAGCGCCGCCTATTATTCCAGGTTGGGCTGCGCCATATACACCACCCGCACCATCTCCACGTCCAGGACGTGTAGGTGGGCCAGTTGCGGGGGCAGGCGTGCCTGCGCCTGCACCAGCCCCAGGTCGAACGCGGGCAGAAAAAGAAGCAGAAGTGCAACGTGCCGCACGTGTTGTGCGTCAACCTGCACCGTCGCCACGAGTTGAATATGGGGACGCTGGTGCTGGATACCCTCCAATGCCAGATTTTTGGGTGCCAGGGCATAAATTTCCATACATGGCTGAACACCCAATCTATAATCCACCGATGATGCACAACCCATATACGGGAGAGTGGAAGCCTATGCCAACTGAGGGCGGAGCTGCTGTCGCAGCGCCCGCTGCACCTGCTGCCGGTGGCGGCGGGGGTGGGGCCGCACCAGCAGGTGAAGTACCCGAAGTAGCACCGCGATTTGGTTGGTGGGGGCCAAGCGGAGTTACTCCATATCTTCGTCC